GAGCGCGCGGCGCGAGGCGGCACAGCCCACGCCCGCGCCCGGCAGCCCGACCCCCAGCGCATCGCGCACCACCATCGCCTTGCAATGGGCCTCGGCGAACTGCTCGTTATCGCAGTGTCAGGCGGTCTTTCGTTGCTCCGCCAGTGCCAGCACTTCGTCGATGTGGCGGATGACGTTCAGGTCGACGCCGCGCTTGCCTGCTGAGGGCGTCACCACGATACGAGAAATCAGCTTGCGAAGCCGGGGGGCAGCTTCCTTGCGGGTCTCATCGTCGGCCAGCTCCTGGTGGAGCTGCTCGATCGCCTTGCGGTATTGCTGGGAGAGGCCGGGGTGGAGCGCGATAGTCGGCAGAGCTGCGATCGCGGCGAGGCGCTTGCGGGCTTCGGCCGCCTCAACCTTGGCGGCAGTGAGGGCCACCCTCACCTCTTCGAATTCGTTGCCCCCTGAGGCGATCGCTGCCACCAGGTTGGCGACCTTGCGTTCGGCCTCGGCCAGACAACGTTCAAGCTGACCGCGCTCTCGCGCCGCTTCCTTCGCGCGGCGGGTGTGCTCTTCCCGGTACTCGGCAAGGTAGGCTTCGACCACATCGGGCGCGAGCATCTGGTCGCGCAGTTCGGCCAGCACGCGCTGCTCGTATTCGTCCTTGCTGATCAGCCGCCGGTTGGTGCAGGCGTTGCCATCGACCACGCTGCCGCACCCGAAGTAGCTATCGCGCGTGATGATCCAGCTGCCGCCGCAGACCCCGCATTGCCCGAGCTTCGAGAGCAGATGGCGCGGGCGGCGCTGGCGCTCGGCCGGGCCGGTGCTGCGCGCCTCGAGCTGCTCCTGCACCTCCTGCCAGAGCGCATCGTCGATGATCCTGAGATGCGGCGCATCGGCGCGGGCGACCTCGCCGCTGGCCTTGCGGGTGGCGCGCTTGCGGGTGCGGGGGTCGACCACGGCTTCGGTGCGGCCGTAGAGCAGCTGGCCGATGTAGATCGGGTTGGACAGGATCCCGAGCTGTTCCTTGCGGTGCCCGGCGATGGTCGAGGCGCGCCAGATCCCGCCGCGCGGGGCCGGGATGCCCTCGGCGTTGAGGTCGCCCGCGATCTGGCGAGCGCTGTGGCCTGCGGCATAGTCGCGGAAGATCCTTTCGACGACGGCAGCAGTGTCCGGATCGATGGCGCGCAGGCCGCGCACCGGCTCGCCCCGTTCGTCCAGCTGCGCGACGCGGCGATAACCGTAGGCGATGCCCGAGGGCGTTCTGCCCTGCGCGATCACGCCGCGGTGGCCGCGCCGGACGCGCTGGGCGAGATCCTTGCGGGTGCGGGCATCGAACAGACTCTTGATGGTGCCGGTGATGTCGTCGACCACCCCATCCATCAGGGTGAACAGCCGCGCGCCGGCGTGCTCGATCAGTTCGCGGACGGCATAGGCATCGCCCTGGTGGCGGGCGATGCGGTCGGTGCTTTCAGTGAGAATCTGGTCGATCCCGCCGCGCTCGATCCGTTCAAGCATCGCGGCGAGGCCCGGTCGCTGGGCTTCGTCGATCCCGGCTGCGCCGCTGATGGCGCGATCGTGGAACTCGGCGACGATGGTCCAGCCTTCGGCTGCGGCGCGCGCGCGGCAGGCGGCCAGCTGGTCCTCGATCGAGCGAGGGTTCTGCAGCTGGCTAGAATACCGAGCGTAGATCAGTGTCCGCACGAATCGTCCCTTCGGAGGCCGCGGCTTGGGCGGCCGCAATGTCGCGCCTTGCATGGGCCCGCGCAAGCGCGCGTGCGATTTCCAGCACGAGCGGGTCCGACGGAGGGCGCGGTGCGGGCTTCACGGCGCGGCCTTCCTGACCGCGTAGCGGGAGACGATGTGCTGCTCGCCATCCTCGAATTCGATGCGGCAGCTGTCCATGGTGCCGCGCGCAAGGATGCGGCAGCGCTGCCCCTTGCGGTGGGGCAGCGTCGATCGCCAGTACCAGATGCGATCGAAGGTGATCATTGCAGGCCTGCGCGCCCCAGCCATTCGGCGAGCCGACGTTCAACTTCCGCCTTCGCCTGTTCGACCGACCTGCTGGTAAACCAGAACGCCGCGCTCTCCACATTGGCGAGGTTGAAGATGGCGCGAGGCTTGTCGCCCCGGCCGCCGTCCGGTGCGACGCGGGCGACGATGATGTCGCCGAGGTAGAGGGCCTCAATCCCGTGCCAAGGGCGCCATTCGCAGCGGGGCTCAGACATTGCCCGGCATCCCGTTGTGTTCGACGCCGTCGAGTAAGCGGCCGGCGCGCTTTTTGCCGAGGCAGATCATCTGGTAACCGTCCTCGAACACATGGCCGATTGGCAGGTGCCCCGGTTGCCCCGTAGCGGTGACCCACTCGCCCCATTGTTTGAAGAAGAAGTGGGTGCCGGAAACCTTGCACTGGTCGCGCAAGCTGCGCACCCAGGCAGGGTGCATCGGGCGCCCCTTGGCACCGCTCTCGCCGCCAGCCACCACCAAGTCGATGCGCGCATCAAGGCATTGCTTGGGATCGCGCGCCCACATGGCGTCGATGATGTTGATGGGGCCGAGCAGGGGTTCGGCGCTTATCCAGCGGACGGCAGCGGGGGTGGCGAGCAGATCGGGGATGCGCTCATCGGCGCGCTTCTGGTCCTCGACGCTGACGCCGAGCCAGACGTTCGGGAGGGGCAATAAAGCGCCCCGGTGGACGTGGCTGCGCATCCGCTCGCTGCGCTTGAGTTCGGTCAGGCCCAAGCTTCGAGTTTGGAATTGGATTTCGACATGGCGACCTGTCTTCATGTAAACCCGCATCCGGTCAGCCCGCTTGGTCAGCACCTGAAAGGTGTGCTGCGGGCAGAGCGCCATCACCGCGAAGATGCGGTCGATCATCGCGGCGGGCACAAAGTCGGCGAACAGATCGGTCATCGAGCAGACGAAGACCTTGCGTCCCTTCTTCCACCGGAGCGGCTTCAGCAGCTGGGCGTCGTCGAGGAAGACCTCGATGTCTTTCCGGTGACCGGGTTTATAGGGCAGCTTCGTGCCCATGTTGCAGCGGCCGGAGCGGTTGCGGGTTTCGGAGTAGCAATGCTCGCACCCAGGCGAGGCGTGCTCGCAGTGCCATCCGATCACGCTAGGGTCAGAGCGCAGGCGGGCGCGGATCGGATTCCAGCTTTCATCGGCCCATTCGATATCGGTCGACATCACAGCATCTCCTTGTCGGGGGTGGGCCAGTTCCACAGGCCTTGGGCACCGCGCATGGGGATGGGTTCGTGCCATGCTTCGACTTCTTGCATCGGCCAGCCCCAGTTGGCGTGCTGATCGCGGTCGCTGTCGTTGGCGCGGGGGACGCCGAATTCCTCTGCGATTTCGGTACCGAGGCGGGGCTCGCCGATGATGGCGGTGCCTAGGCCTGCCGCGATGGGGAGCTTCTCCCGATAGGGCATCCAAGCTCGACCGAGGATGGGCAGCGCCAGATCCCGATGCAGACAGGTCTCAGCCGCTGCGAGCCGGAGATCGTCGCTGGCCTCGTGATTGGCGAGGATGTGGTAGAGGGCTGAGGCTTCCTCCGCGTCGATCTTCTTTGCGGCGGCGTGGATCACGATGCGCTGGCCGATGATCGAGGCGGGTGGTCGCCAGCCCCGGAATTCATAGGGCTTGGCCCCGGCGATGATCAGACTCGCCCAAGGCTGCCAGATGGTCAGTGCTTTCACGGTGCGGTTCCTTCCATTGCTGCCGCGATGCGGCGGCAGGCGGTTTCGAAGTGGGTGGGGTTTTGCTCGATCCCGACGAAGCGCTTGCCAGCCTTCACGGCCGCGACGCCGGTGTCAGGGTGCGCGGTCCGGGCCTTCTGGCGATACGCTGCGTTGATCTCGGCAGCGGTCGCCTGCATCCCGACGCCCAGCACCTGCCACCATTGTTCGGGTGCGGGCAGCGCCGCGAAGCCCTTGAAGGTCTGGCGGACGATGTGCAGCCCGCCGTGGCGCATCTCGGTCCGGCGCGCCTCGAGGATGTGGTGGATCGCCTGCAGGTTGCACTGCACCTTGTTGTAGCGATCGACCGCGATGCAGCGCCGCTCGCCATCCCATTCGAACCAGACCGCCACACCTTTGTCGGTCGGCGGGTCGAAGCTGATCCCGGCGACGTTCGAGGTGATCACCACGTCGGTGGCCTTCTTGCCGGTGTCCGCCCCGAAGGCGGTGAGCGACTTGCGGACATTTTCCAGCGCGGCCGACAGCGAGCTGCGGAACTGGCTGGTGAACTTGGTCTCGCTGCGCGGCAGGCCTTCCGGCCAAGCGAGGGGATAGGGCGGGATGCTCATGCCGCACCGCCTTCCGCGCTCTGCTCGGCCGGTTCGGGAAAGCAGCGCACGCCGCAAAATGGGCAATAGGTGGGCACCGCGATTGCCGGTCCCTTACGGACGCGCTTCTCGATCTTCTCGGTTTGGATCGTCGGAAGGGTGAATTGCTGGCCGTCCTTGGTCCATCCGAAGGTGACGCCGAGCTTGGTGTTGTGGTCCGCCAGCTTGGCGTTCATCTGGTCGATACATTCACAGGGCATCGCTTCTACTCCTGCCGAAGGGTGTTGATGGTGGTGATCGCCATGGCGGCGGCGAGTTCGAGGTGGCGGATCGCCTTGTCGCGATCGGCGCCGGGGTTGCGCAGTTCGAGCACAGCATCGAGCGTGAGGTTGAGCGCTTCCTCACACAGGCCCTGCCCCTGCCGGTGCGGCGGGACGAAGCGGGTGATCTGCCGTTCGACCAGCGCGGCGCGGGCGGCGATCACGCCGCGGAACGCCTCGGCATCCTCGGCGAAGACGCGGACGTGCTCGACGTCGAGCGACATGGCGGCGAAGCTGCCGATGCGCAGGGTGGGGAGCGGGCGGCTCATGCGCCCACCACCGGGCGGGCTTGGGGTGCAATGTCCTCGGGGAACCTTGCCTGGCCGACTTCGCAAACCTGAGAGCGGTGAACGTCGTGGCCGAGCTGGATGATCGTCGCCATCGCCTTGGCGAATTGCACCGCGCGGTCGAAGTCCGGCACCTTGAACACGACGGTCAGGGTTTCGGGGTAGACCACCTCCGGCTTGATGCCGTGGTAGGTATCCGTTCGGATCACCGCATAGAAACGGTCTCCGCTTCCCTGCGAAGTGAGGTCCATCGTCTTGAACTTAGGCTGAAGCTCGCGCACGTCGCTCATGCCGCCCTCCGCTGCCGGCGGGCGCTCTTCGCGCTCACGCAATCGTCGCAGACCGGCTTGCCATCGCGGCCGATCTGCCAGCCCGAAGGCGTGGCGGTGGTGGGGCTGGTGTGCTGCTTTCCGCAGCCGCATTCGAAGGTGAAGTTGTGTTGTGCGGTAGTGGTCATGGGGTCAAACTCCCTTCACGTGGTGAGGCCGAGGACGGCCAGAACCGCGGCCACAGCGGACGCGGCGACGATCAGCCCGATCAGGGCATGTTCGGGGGTGAGGCGGCGGCGACCGGCCAGCAGGCGCGGATCGCAGCGCGGTCAGGCGCAGTTGGCCGGGTGGATCGGCGGCGGGCGGTTCAATTCACGCATGGGCAAGTTCCCCTTTGCTGGCGCGGGCCTCCGCCCGCATTTCGTGGGTGAGCCGGGCACGGGCGATGGTTCGCCGCCCCGGTTCGAGGTGCCAGCGCAGGGCGATCACGCGCTGCGCCTGGTCTTCGAGCTGTTCGGAAAAGCCGCCGTGCTCGGCCGCGTAGACCGCAAGCCGCACGATCGCGGCGTCGAGCGCGTCGCGGCGGTCCTGTTCGCTGGCGATGCCGGCAGGCTCGCCCTCCCCGTCGGTGATGAATTCCCAGTCGCGCACCAGATCGGCGAAGGCGCGCAGCTCGCGATCAGCTTCTTCCGGCGCCAGTTCTCCAGCGGCGACCCGCTTGGGCAGGCTTTCGCGGCGGCTCGTGAGCATCGTCTCGGCCATGCGCCGCAGATCACCGAAATCACGCGCTGCCGGGGGTGGCTCGGGCAGGATGATGGCGGGGCGCCCCTCGGCCGGCCAGCGGCGCTCCCCGGGTGCGACCTTGTCGTCGAAGACAGGCGAGGACCAGCGCCCCGTGGGGCGGGGTGCGAGTGCGGCGGTCATGGCTGAAAGTCCTTCCCTGCGGGAACCTGGAAGACCCAGCAGCTGCGCGTCTTGCCATCCACGCAGTTGACCGGCTTGGTTGCCAGCCACTTGCGTGACTTCGAGGTCTTCAGGTGCTTCTTCAGCACATCCAGATCGGGCTGCCCGAGCCCCGCATCGCGGCAGCGCGCCTGATAGTCGGGAAGATTGATCGCGATCTTTTCGAGGCGATCACGGTGGTGATTGACGCTTTTGCCCTCTTCGTGAGCGTCCTTCGTCTCGCGGTTGAGCAGGTGCTCGATGTTCTCCCAGAACGCTGCGACAATCGGGTGATCGCCCCCAGTCGATTGCTGCCGGTCGATCGCCATGGCATCGACCAGCCTGACAGACTCGGCCACCCATTCCGGGCGGCAGTTCGGGAACAGCAGCTTCAGACATTCTACAGCTGCCGCGAGCTGGCTGTGGTTGAGGATCACGCGGTCGTTCGACAGGCCCTCGACCCGCTGCGGCATGGCCTTTCTGTGATGAGCCAGACGTTCGTGGTGTGTCTTGAGGTAGATATCTTCCTTGCGGACCACGTGAATGATGGTGCCGGAAAGTTCGGGGATCGGTGTCTGCCTAAAGCGGGACGCTGCCTCGCGGCCCGCGTCGCTGAAGAGCGACTTGTCGAAGTTGAGCGACATGAGGCGTTCAAGCACCTCCGGCCGCGCCGAAATCCGCTCATTCTGCATGAGGTAGAGCGCGCCTTGAAACGGCTGCGCATCAGTCTCGTATCCACCGCTGCGGCGGCCGATCGTCCGGGGGGGACGACCGTTGAAAAGCACCAGCAATTCCTGCGGATCGAACTTCCTCGAATGGCCCTTATCTTCTTCCCGCCCGCTCTCGATCAGGCCCACCGGCAGGTTCGAGAACTTCACCAGCTCGCGCGCCAGACCGGCAGCGCTGGTCTTTACCGGGTCAGTCCCTTCATGGTCACTCCGACCGAACAGCCGCCAGAGCGATTCCACCAGCGTCGATTTGCCTGCGCCGGGAAGACCGGTGATTTCGAGAAAACCCAGTGAGTCTTGCGTCTTGCGGATCTGTACCGCGAACAGAGACAACATGAAGAAGGCCAGCACCACTACGCCGCGCGCGCCGTAAGCGGTCCACAGATCGTCAAGCCATTCGGTGGCGATCCGGTCGGGATCGTAGTTGATTTCGAGCGGGCGCTCGGGGCTGGCCAGCTTGGCCGAGAGCTTGCCGAACTCGAAGTATTCCTCGGCGTTCGGCTCGACCACGCGGCCCTTGTGCACCGCGATATCGCCCAGCACCCACGCCGCGTGCTTCTTGGAATAGCCCAGCACCCGCAGCGGCTCGATCTTCTTGAGCTGGCGGGTCTGGGCCTTGACGATCACGTCGAGCTGCTCGGTGGTGCCGGACCATGAACCCGCGAAGGTCATCAGCCGCTTCTTGAACTCGGCGGCGTTGGTAACCGCGGCGGCGCTGAAGCGGGCGCGCACGGTTTCGTCGCCGAAGGGGAAGTCGATCTGCAGGAAGAAGGTGGCCTGATCTTCGACCGGGTCATATTCGCGGTAGAGGATGCGCCAGGCGCAGTTGCAGATTTCCTTGGTGTCGATCTGCTGCCGACCTTCGTCGTCGATCGTGACGCGGCACCAGAACATGCGGTTGCCGTGGCGGAAGTGGAACGATGATCGGGCGGGGTTGCGCTCGACGATCAGCTTCGCCTTGTCGCGCGGGGTCTCGGCGACGGTGATCTTGCCGTTGTAGAGGCAGTCCTCGATCGCGGCCGGGGCGAGCGGCGCGTCCTCCGGGTCGCCCTTCCAGCTCTGGTGGCGCAGGAGCAGGTCGTTCCAGTCGAGCTTGGTGCCTTCGCCATCCGGGCGCACCTGCGCGGCGGTGGCTTCCCAGCCTTCGCGCTTGGCCCGCTCGATGTGCTTCTTCGAATAGAAGACGCCGGCAGCGCCGACGTCAAAGGCGAAGACCAGCTTCGGGCGATCCCGCCGCCCGCCATCGAGGCAAGCCTTGGCGAGCTGCTCGAGGAACTGCTCGGGATAGGGGCCGTCGACATGTTCGACACGGCCGGAAGCTTCGCGCCCTGGGTGAGCGCGGTCGCATCGAAGATGCCTTCGGTGATCCACACCTCATCCGCCTTGGCGAGGGTTTCGAAGGTGGTGCCGACGGGCATCCAGCAGTGCCCGCCCCAGCTGCCGCCCTTGCGGAAGTGGGCCTTCTTCCGGAAGCGCCCGGGGCGGTCGATGATCCGTTCCCAATAGCTGTCGCCGATGGGGAAGCGGACGGTGGCCGAGGTCTGGCCGCTGTCGAAATCCTTGAAGAGTTCCTGCGTGTAGAGGCCGCGCAGCAGCCGCAGGTCGAGCCCGCGCTCGTACTGCAGGTAGGCGTCGGCGCTGGCGTTGGGGCTTTCGGCGGTCGGCTTGTAGTTCTTCGACCAGTCCTCGAACAGATCGGGCAGCAGGTTGCGGACGGTGTCTTCCCACCCGCACCGGTCCTTGCGGCTGCACTGCACCACCTTGGGTTCGCTGGCGGCGCAATAGGCCTCGCGCTTGCCGCACTGGGGGCAGGTGCCCTGCTGCAGCCACTTCTCGCCCTTGGTCCGGAACTGGAACTGGGCCTGCAGGGCCCTCATGATATTGTCTTGGAGGGACATCAAATTCCCCCTTGACAAGCAAATGCGCGCACTACGCGCGCCGCCGAAAGGCGGCGCGCGTATACTAGGGGCTCACCCGGACCCGTCCCCGTGCCCGTACCCGTACCCGGACCCGGACCCGGCCCCGTCCCCGTACCCGTACCCGTACCCGTACCCGTACCCGGACCCGTACCCGGACCCGTACCCGGACCCGTCCCCGTACCCGGACCCGGACCCGGACCCGGACCCGTCCCCGGACAGGATCGTCGGCTTGCTGGGCTTAGCCATTGGCCACCTCGAACTCGCGGATCGAGGTTTCGGCTTCGGCCGCGGCCTCGATGATTTCGCAGTTCTCGGTCAGGTGAATGCGCGGCACGGGCGCGCCCACCTTGCTGCCCTTTTCCAGCCCAGACAGAGCGACGGCATTCAGGAAATCGCCGGTCGGACCTTTCTTCACGCGCCAATACCAGAGGCGGCGCGCCTCGGTCAGGACGCACTCCCGGCCAATGTGGCCTTCGAGCACACCGGCGTGCACTCCAGCATCGCGGCAGCGGACGATCACAAACTTGCCGACCATCCCGTTGTTCAATTGAGTCATGCCATTCTCCTGCCCGGCTGCGGTAAGGCAACACCACTGCTGCCGGGCAGGCAGCGGCGCTGATCGTGGAAAAGCAATTGTTTTTAAAAGCAGTCTTCACTTGCAGGACTCCGCAGTGAGCAGCTTGCGGACGCTCTCCTGAAATTGACGGTTGGCGCGCTGGCGCTCGGCCTCGCGCTGGTTGGCGAGGATGTTGATCCGGGCGGCGATGCGATCGGCATGCTCGCGCGGGGGCAGTTTGCCGATCACGAAGCTGGTCGCGATCCGGCGGTTGCGGCGCGACCAGCGGCGGTGGGTGGTGTCGAAGGGAAAGGCGGTGAGGTGGCGATCCTTCACCAGCTCGACCTGCGCGACGCCGAAACCGTCACCATCGCGGTAGAGGACCCGGTCCCCGGGGCGAAAGCCGTTCATGCCGCCACTCCCGGAACATGCTCGAGCAGCTGGATAGAGCGGTGCTTGCCGGGCTTGGTGCGCACCTTCCCTGCCGCCTCGAGCTGCTGCACCACATTCCACGCCGTGGTGGTCCCGGGCAGGCCCGTTCCTTCCGCGATCTCCCTCATCGAGGGCGCGCGGGGGTTCTCGCTCAGATAGCGCCCGATGAAGCCCAGCACTGCGTGCTGCTGAAGCGTGAGGCCGCTCATCGCCACACCGCCAGAAGCAGGTGGCCGATCATCGCGCCGACGGCGAAGAGGGCGGGCGCGGCCCACAGCAGCGGTCGTTCGGGCCGCG